CTAGTTATTTAATTCCTGCAACAACTCGTGTTATTAATGATGTAGATATTCTTGGAGATGGTGCTGGAGGAAAGGCATCAGTAACATTTAATGATCAAGGATATCCAATTCAAGTAACAGTCAGTGATGGTGGATTTGGATATACCTTTGCAACTTTAAATTTGGATGCAGTTGTTCCCCCACAAACTGAGAAGTCTATATTCAATGTCATCATTCCTCCCCCAGGAGGACATGGAAAAGATATCTATAAGGAATTGGGTGCAAATAGAGCATTAATTTACTCTAGAATTGAAAATACAATCACAAATCCAGATTTTATTGAAGGAAACCAATTTTCTAGAGTTGGAATAATAAAAGATGTTACATATTTTGGAAGTGATACTATCTTTTCAGAAACCACTGGATCTGGAGTATATGGTGTAGCACTATTAAAATCTGGAGCATATGATGCAGCAACATCTCCAGAAGATTCTACAATATATCAACCCAATACTGATACATTTGCAAGTTTAGTCAGTGCAACTTCTATAGGAACAACAACTATAGTAAAATATACAAAACCAAGAGAGTATTACATAGATACATATTCTTCAGGTAATGTTTCAAATTCCTTTGATAGATATCTAACTGAAGGAGTTGGGTTCAGCACCTCATCAACATATACATATACAAACTTAGATAATTCAGATGTTACAATTAATAATGTTCCTGGATTTACTGTAGTTAATTTTTCTGGATCCTCTATTGGCGACACATTTTTGGGACAACAGTTTGTTGGAGGATTATCAAATCCAGATATAAATACAAAGAGTGGTGAGATTGTATATATTGATAACAGAGCTTCTGTTTCTAGACAATCTCAACAAAGAGAAGACATTAAAATCATTATAGAGTTCTAACAATGCCCCAAAGTACTAATTTAAATAAGAGTCCTTATTTTGATGATTTTAATGAGGATAAAAATTATCATAGGGTTTTATTTAAACCAGGCGTAACTGTACAAACTAGAGAATTAACTACATTACAGTCAATTCTTCAGGACCAGCTTGAAAAATTTGGAAATGGGGTATTTTCAGATGGTGGAATGGTAGTTCCTGGTGGATTTAACTATGATTCAGATTTTACCTGTGTAGAAATTGAAGATACTTATAAGGGTGTTGATACTGAGTCTTATTATCAAAATTTAGTTGGTACAAAAATAAAGGGGAAAATAACAGGGATAATTGCAAGGGTAGTAAAGGTTTTATCTAGATCAGATTCAGAAAGAGGTAATACTACACTTTATATAAAGTATGTTTCTTCTTCAGATAATCAAGATTCTGATGTATTTACAAAAGAAGTTTTTGATGATGGTGAAGAATTAATTACCTTATCAGATCTTCCTGTTGGAAGTTCTTTGATTGCAGCAAATTCTGAATTTGCAAGAGTGATTGCATTGCCAAACAGAAGTGCAACTTCTACAGGATCAGCTGCCAATATTATAGATGGAATTTATTTCATCAGAGGATTTTTTGTAAATGTCTATACTGATACTATAATTTTAGATCAATATACAAATTCCCCATCTTATAGAGTTGGACTGCAAGTTACAGAAGATTTAATAGATTCCAATGAAGATTCTTCATTAAATGATAATGCTCAAGGATTTTCAAATTATGCTGCACCAGGAGCAGATAGATTAAAAATAAGTTTAAGTCTGATTAAAAAATCTTTGACTGACTATAATGATGATAGTTTTGTTGAACTATTCAGAGTTCAAAATGGAGAATTAATAACACTTAAGAAAAATGATAGATATTCATTTATTACTGACATTTTAGCAAAAAGAACTTTTGATGAGTCTGGAAATTACTATGTAAATGCATTCGCAGTTGAAGCATTAGAATCTCTGAATAATAATCTGGGAAATGGTGGATTATATCAAGAAACTCAAAAAACTTCAGAAGGATCTACTCCCTCAGATGACTTAGCAATTTTAAAAGTATCTGCTGGAACAGCATATGTAAAAGGTTATGAAGTTCCATCTTCAACCAAAACAGTAGATTTTCCAAAAGCTCGAGATGTTAAAGAAGTAGAATCATCAGCTTCATCTTTTTATGGTGGAGATCTTTTAAGAGTCAATAATGTATTGGGAGTTCCTAATATTGGATTGACTACAACATTCTCAGTATCCCTCTTAGATCAGAGACTTGGAAATGGAGTAGGCATAGGAACTACTATTGGATATGCAAGAGTATATGATTTTGAGTCAAATAATACATCATATCAAAATCCTTCAAGTGAATTTAATTTATACTTGTTTGATATTCAAACATATACAAATGTAACTTTCAGTTCAGCCATCCCAGAATTGACTGTAGGATCTTATGTCAAAGGTAAAAATACAGGTTCCTATGGTTATGTAAAAGAAATTAATGTAGAAAATGTAAAACTATATCAGGTATCTGGAAGTTTCAATGTTGGTGAACCTGTTTATGTAAACGGTACTTTAGTAGCACAAACTATTACAAACATTGTAGATTATTCCATAGATGATATTAAGTCTGTGGTTGGATACTCTGGAGTTTCAACTTTCTCCGCAGATACTGTACTTTCCAAGAAAAGTGAAATTAGGGGTCCATTTAATTTCACCCCAGATGCTCCATTTGGTATTATATCAATTGATAGTGGATCTTCTTTTGCAGCAAATTTAAAAGTCAATGACATAATTGAATATTCAATTGCTGGAAATAGTTCTCCAGTTTATGCTGGAATTACTTCAATATTCTCAACTAAAAATAAAATTGTTGTATCTGGAGTTTCTACAGTTTCCAATGTTTGTGTAGGAAACATTGGAGTATCAACTTTATCAATCCAAAATATTAAAGTAATAAGACCACAAATAACTACTAATTCTCAAAATTCTTCTCTATACACAGAATTAACTCATAAAAATATTGCTAATGTCAATACATTAAATTCAAATATTTACATCAAAAAGCAATATGATAATCTAACTAAATCATCAACCACTTTAACCTTACCAAATTTAGTTGGTGACTATGCTTACTCACAATTTGATGAAGAAAGATATGTTGTAGTTAATGCTGATGGATCAGTAGAAAACTTATCAACAGCAACCTTTACTAGATCTAATGGCAACAAAAGTGCTGAATTTACTAATCTAAGTGCAACTGCAGGACCTTGTAGGGTAATTACTACACAAATTAAGTCTAATGTAACTAATAAATTTAAGAAGTTAAATAGATGTTCTTCTGTACAAATTACTAAAACCAAATATGCCACTCCACCTAATGTAGGATTAACTTCATCTTTAGTGTATGGAACTAGAGTAGAAGATCAAGAAGTTTGTTTGAATTATGCAGACATTATTGAAGTTCATGGAATATTTGAATCTGCAGACTCAAACAGCCCTGCTATTACATATTTGACATTAGATCAAATTAGTGGTCCAAATTCTAATACCAATGACCTAATTATTGGAGAATTGATTGTAGGTCAAGATTCTGGTGCTGTTGCAATCTATGCTGAACAAAGAGCAACTAATCAAACATATGTAATTTATAAAAATGACAAAGTTTTTAATGACTCTGAAAAAGTTGTATTTAGTGAAAGTGGTGTAGAAGCAACTGTATTGGAAACAACTGTAGGAAATACAAACATACTGAATGATTTTATTTTAGACAATGGGCAAAGAAAATATTTCTATGATTTTGGAAGATTAGTTAGAAAAAATTATTCCAAAGAACCATCACATAGATTAAAAATCTATTTTGACAGATTCTCATATGAACCTACTGACAATGGAGATGTAATAACTGTCAATAGTTATCCAACTTCAATCAGTAAAAATAAGATAGCTTCATATTCTAATGTAAGGAATTTAGATGCTATTGATGTAAGACCAAGGGTAATAGACTATAATACATCCAGTTCAGTAAGTCCTTTTGAATTTGGTTCTAGAAATTTCTCTGGATCTGGATCTAATGCATATCAAATTCTTGCATCTAATGAAGATTTTGTTTTTGACTATTCATTCTACTTACCAAGAACAGATAAACTCACTATCTCAAAAGAAGGTATTTTAGATTTAGTTGTTGGGCAATCCAGTGAGAATCCAAAAATTCCAAAAATATCTCCAGAGGTTCTAGATTTAGCAACAATTAAATCAAAACCTTATGTTTATGATATTGATCAAGACATTGAAATCTCATTGACAAATAACAAGAGATTCACTATGTCAGATTTGAGGGATATTGAATCTAGAGTTTCTGCTTTAGAATATTATACAAGTCTATCATTGTTAGAAGTTTCAACTCAGAACTTACTTATTGAGGATGAAGATGGATTTAATAGATTTAAATCTGGATTTTTTGTAGATGATTTTAGTTCATATGAGTTTTCTGATGTAGAGTCTCCAAATTATAGAGGTCAAATTTCTAATAATAGTCTTTCTGCCCCAGTCATCACTGACAGAGTAGATTTGACTATGTACAGTGATAATAATCAAGAATTTTTAAATTTAAATAATACAAATTCAAATAATTTAAAACTAACAGGAAGCATATTAACCATTGATTACACTGAAGTTGCTCATCTAACTCAACCATTTGCTAGTAGAGTAACAAATGTAAACCCATATGGTGTAGTAACTTGGTCTGGAAATCTAACTCTAAATCCAAGTAGAGATTCTTGGACAGTAAATGTTTCAAGATTTACTAATCAGAGAGAAGTTGCATTTATTAGATCTAGAAATATTGAGTTCATAGCATCTAGATTAAAACCAAATACTAGATTTAAATTAAAATTTGATTCTAGAGATTTGAGTGTAACAAATACATATACTTTCCCCAAATTACTAGAAGTTTCAAATGTTTCTGGTTCATTTACTGTTGGAGAAACTGTTGTAGTTTACAATCCAAGCAGAACTAATGTTATATGCCAATTTAGATTATGTTCTGGAAATCATAAAGATGGTCCTCAT